GTAGAGTCTATAAATGCTACTCTAGTTGAAGAAAGTGCTGCAAGAGCAGGAACACCAGCACCAGTTATTGTTAAACTATTACCAACCTTACTCCAATCTGTGCCACTCCAGTCATAAGTTTCAAGTTTATCGTTTTGGCTCTCAAAATATGCTACTCTGGTAGAAGAAAGTGCTGCGAGAGCAGGAACAGCAGCACCAGTTATTGTTAAACTATTACCTGTTTTAGTCCAGTCTGTGCCACTCCAGTCATAAGTTTCAAGTTTATCGTTGGTGTAGTCTATATATGCTACTCTAGTAGAAGACAAAGCTGCGAGAGCAGGAGCAGCAGCACTAGTTATTGTTAAACTATTACCTGTTTTAGTCCAGTCTGTGCCACTCCAATCATATGTTTCAAGTTTATCGTTTCCACTATTTATATATGCTACTCTAGTAGAAGAAAGCATTGCAAGAGCAGGATAACTAGCACCAGTTATTGTTAAACTATTACCTGTTTTAGAGAAGACATCTTGACTATCAAACGTATTAACCGTATCCACCTGTACCTCATATTCCACTTCATTACTTTCTGTGTCTGTTCCTGTAAAGGTTAAAGCTGGAGTAGTGTCGGTAATAGTAGCGTCATCTGCCGGAGTACCTAAAGCTACTGTAGGTGATAAATTAGGAACATAATATCCAGCTAGGTAAAAGTATTCAAAACCCGCATCAGAGATATTAAGATCAACTATACCTGTGGCACTTGATTTAACCGATATCCCAAAACCAGTGTACTCAGTGTTATCTCCAGTTCCTTCCGCTTCGTGTTCTACTAAACTTCTTTCAATCGTAGTATCAGCATCTCTTGCACCGATAGTAATTCCTGCTGTGGCTGAATCTCCATGACCTAACCAAAAGTCACAATGTCTACCATCTGCATCAAGGTAAGCTGTTAAGTCGTATTCTTGCCACCCAGTTGAGGTAACGGAAATAGTCTGCCACTTTTCCACAAAAGACATTTCAGTTCCGAAATATCCCATGTTGACAAAATCAGCATTGGTAGCATCTTCTGAATAAACTTCTATGGTGTAGTTGGTATCAGACAAAACCAAGAAATCAGCAACACTTGAGCCACCAGTTTCTGGTTCGTGGATATTGATATATCTATCAAGGGCTGAACCGTTGGCTCTAACCCCCATTAAGTTATTGACATTGTCTTCGTTATTTTCAGCTATGATGTGACAAACTTTACCAGCAGTAGCAGCAGCTAATATCTCATCTCCCCAACTACCAGAACCATTAGCTGTAAAGGTAGTTGCTAGTTCAGTGAAAGTAACTCCAGTCCAGTATCCGACTACATAAAAAATAGCATCAGAAATATCTTCACCATATACTTCAATTAGACCTGTGGTGGCGTGACAGGTAACAAACATTCTGACGTGAGTTTCCCCACCACCTTCCGCTTCGTGAATATCAACATATCTAGTATCTAAGGCACTTCCGTCTGTTCTAACACCTGTGATGTTTTCTGTTCCAGCCTGAACATTAGCGATAATAATTTCAGCTACCGCACCTTTAGGCACGCCTTGGTTAGTAAAAAGGTCGTAGTCAGCCCAAACCCCGTCTGTGCCACTACCAGTCCATTTTTTTGAAGCTGGATCTAGTTGTGTATATGTTGCTGCCATTATGTTCTTGTGTAGTTAATCATTACTCCGAGCAAACACGCATCAGCATCAAAGGTGTCCTCCGAAATATCTCGGTAAATCTTGAACTGTACCAATTCAGAAGCGGTAGCATCAGCAATCGTTACGTTGCCCGTAGCCGAACTGATGTGCATATCTCCTGTTGTGATAAACGTATCTTCAATACCTACAGCTGTACCAAGTGCTTGGTCTATCGCATCATTATCAGCATACGATTGACCTTGGATGTACCATTTAACTGTACCTGTCGTACCAGCTATTGCAGTCCAGTAAAAGGTAGCTGTAACCGTTCCAGCATCCCAATCAGATGGCATGACTACATTACATTCAGCATTTTCATCGGCATCTTTATCAAATGGCAAATGATACATATTGATATCATTGGTCGCAAACTCATTTTTTGTGTTCGTTCCACAACCCGCAGTAGTAGAAGCCCACATTCCAGCTGCACTCAAAAAGAGTTGTCCTGCTGGCTTTGTTCCCGCAGTACCCGATACACCACTCACACCAGATATCCCACTCACCCCTGATATTCCTGAAACACCACACGCCCCAGCCACTCCTGTCACACCTGAAACTCCACTTACTCCAGAAACACCGCAAGCACCCGCTACTCCAGACACCCCACACGCTCCAGCTACCCCAGAGACTCCACAGGCACCTGCAACTCCACTTACACCACAAGCACCACTTCCTGTCATTCCACTGACCCCACACGCTCCAGCTACCCCAGATACCCCACACGCACCCGCAACAGTAGAATCAGCACCTGATACACCTGAAACTCCCGAAACTCCACACGCACCCCCCGCTCCAGTTGTGCCACTTACCCCACAGGCTCCCGCTACTCCAGAAACGCCACAAGCTCCCGCTACTCCGCTAACTCCGCAGGCACCTGCCACTGTTGAAGCGACACCTGACACTCCAGATACACCACTAACACCGCAAGCACCCGCTACTCCACTAACCCCACAAGCTCCATTAGCCCCATCTGAACCAGAAACTCCGCTTACTCCAGAAACACCACAAGCACCTTTGTTTGCTAATACCTGCCAATAGTCTGTATCAGTCGGTAAAGTTCCAGCTAGTGCATCCACATACATGATATAAGATGAACCGTTGTAATCAACAGAATCACCCACAACATAGTTAACTAATTCTTCATACGCACCTAGAGGATTGATTCCACCACCAGCCACACCACTGACACCTGACACACCACACGCACCGTTACTGCCAGCAGTACCACTTACCCCGCACGCACCTGCGACTCCACTTACACCACAGGCTCCAGCAACAGTAGAATCAGCTCCCGATACCCCAGATACTCCACAAGCTCCGTCAGTTCCTGCTGTTCCGCTAACCCCACAAGCCCCAGCGACACCACTCACCCCACAAGCACCAGCCACACCCGAAACACCACACGCTCCTGCTGTTCCACTCACTCCTGAAACTCCACTGACCCCAGATACACCAGAAACTCCCGATACACCTGACACTCCACTTACTCCAGAAACTCCGCAAGCACCCACTACAGCCTCTATTCCAAAAGAGGTAATTGCATAAGACACGCTAGTTGTTCCTTCATAGACAAAGTGTCCTATTTTTCCAGCAGATGTATTCTTCATGAACACTTTAACAATAATTCTGTCAGTAGAATCCATCGCTACGGCTGTTGAAAAAGTATACTTAGTTATATATTCTGTTGATGAAGTTGCATTTATTTCATCGGTAACAATACCCCCAACAGGAGTAATCTCTGTTTCTGTGGTATCTGTTTTTCTTATATAAACACGATAGACTGCCCGTAAATCACCAACAGTACTAGGTGCATCCCCATAGTGATAACAGTGAAATTGCCATAAACCTACAGGGAAAGATGATAAACCAGGAACTCCAGCCATCGTAGCGTAGCCATCAACTAGGTATTCAGTATCAGCTAGGGTGCAGGTGACTGCTTCATCATCTTCCGCAGACTCGTTAGGTATTCGTTTGAACCCCTCATAACCAACAATGTCTGAGGCATCATTATGAAACCAATATAATTGTCCAGAAGTTGCTCCATCTATACCACTAACTCCCGAAACTCCACAAGCTCCATCTGCACCCGAAACTCCTGAAACTCCAGATACCCCACAGGCACCATCACTGCCAGATGCGCCACTTACCCCCGAAACTCCGCAGGCTCCAGTATCTCCTTTGACACCACAAGCCCCCTCGGCTCCATCAGCACCTGATACACCAGATACCCCAGACACTCCGCAAGCTCCATCATCGCCATCGGAACCAGAGACACCAGAAACACCAGAAACACCACACGCACCAGCTACCCCAGAGACCCCAGATACACCACACGCACCAGATACTCCATCTCCTGAAAGACCTGATACTCCAGAGACTCCTGATACACCACACGCACCAGCACTTCCATCAGCACCACTTGCTCCTGAGACACCCGAGACCCCACACGCACCTTGTTCAGCTAACACTTGCCAGTAATCAGTGTCGGTTGGTAAAGTACCAGCAGCAGCATCTACATACATCACATAGGAAGAACCGTTATAGTCTACTGAGTCACCTACTGCATAATTAGTTCCAGCAGCGTAAGCACCGCGAGGCACATACCCACCTGTGATAATAACGGGTGTTTTTTGGTTTAATAGATGTACAAGTGTAAAATCACTCATATTCTCTTTCTGTTGCGTAGTCAATCAATCTCCAAAGTGTTTCAGTATCGTTAAATACTTGTGACCAAAAGTAGTCCCTCGCATCATCAAAGTTTTCTCTCTCAAATCTGTAGTCTTTTAAGTTGTTTCTCGATCCGTTGTCTTTTCTTGTCCAACCTTCTACTATTACGAACTCCATACCTCTCGAATCGTGACCTTCTACTACGCTCACCCTTGGTTCTAAACTAGCAGTCTCATCACGTGACTGCTGATTTGCATTTGTTCTAACTTTTATCGTGTTCTCTCTGGGTTGTCGTTCTTTTCTATTACCCATAAGCAGACCTGACCATTATTTTTCTGTTGTTTTGTAGGTGGTCTCACCTGACCACTTAGACAACCAGTCTGAGAGTAGTTGATAAAAGCCTAATAGAGCCACCATGAAGGCTAATTTAGGCTCAACTCCTAGTGCTAGTTGAGCAAAGAAGATCGCAAATGACGGTGCTACAAACTTAATAAAATTGATTACCAGTTTTTTGTAGTCCTCTGGGATCAATTCTCTACGGGGGGAGATAACTGTATTCTTAGTAATCTTAGTAATCTCACCTTTATAACCAGCTGCTTGTTTTGCTGGATCTGGTTTTTTTTCTGTCATATTGCCTCTTTCAGTTGAGCTATCAAGATTTTCTGTTCGTGTTCTGGTACACCAGACTCTTTAACGGCAGACTCGATAGCCTTGTTTTTAATGTTATGACCAATAACTAGACCGATTAAGTAAAGTAGAGCGATTAAGACGATAGAGATTAGATTATTAAAACTCTGTGCCCCGTAACCAGAAATTTTTGCGTACTCGTAAACACGGTTGAGAGAGGAGAAAAAGTAGATCAGGATTAAGGGAGTGATGGTTATTAAAGACTGCTTGAAGCCTGAAAAGCCGTGATTCTGTTTCCAGCCCCAGACCATACCAAAAATAAAGATTGAAGCAGACCAAGCCCAGAAGTTAGCCCCTGTGGTGACCCAGATAAATGATTCTTGTAATTCTGTCATAGCTTATCCTCGATTCTCTCGATGGTCATCAACACAGTGTCGATCTTGACAGTATTCTTGGCTACCTCAATCTGTAACAATGCCATTTTCTTGGAGTAATCCCACAAGAGAAATAGAATAATTACTGGTAGGATGCCGATCTGTGTGACGGCTGAGATTAACTCCTGCATAAGTAGCCAATATGTATTTGGTTAGTACGTTTTTTTTTATCATGCTGGTTTGTAATTGGTTGTTGTTTTCTTGTTACCCTCCGTCACCTCAACCATTAAGCCGTTTTCAAGCCATTTGGCGGGGTCTATCTCTGGTGCTTCTGCCTCACAATCGGCTAAATCCTGTTCTAATTGAGTTATTTTTGCCTTTTGTGCCTCAATCTCTGTTATGTGGCTGACATTAAGAGCCGTTAGTTCGTTGTTCTTTTTCCTCTCAGAGCCTAGATAACCACCTTGATCGCCTGTTAGTCCCCAATTACATTTAGAGTTAGCTTCTCCTAGATGTTCTTTTAATTTAGTTTTAGCCTCAGCGTCAGTTGAAACGCCTAGATATGTATGCAGTTCTGTCATAGTTCCTTTCGGGTGTAGCCAACCTAATGTGTTGTTGTAGTTGTACGATTTAATATGTGTCTCTCGGTTGATAGGATCGTTTTGTGAGAGAGCCTTGAATGAATTGACCGTTGCCTCTGTAACAATCGCTATGTGACCAAATTGACCATAACCTGATCCCCAGACCATGACATCACCTGCTTGAGGTACGCCTGTTGGTGAGTTGGGTATCTTGTCAAAGTATTTGTTAAGGTTTGCGTCAGTCTCGTAATTTGTCCAGAAGTCTTTAGCACCCGTTACGCCTTTGGGTTGGGGAGTTCCCATAACATCACGCACATAGAACCTGAATAAATCTACACATTGCGCACCATAAGAACCGTCAAAGTCTGACTTCTTTCCGTTGTAGGTGGTGATAAAAGATTGAAGTGTCATAGTTCTGCTGAGAAAGTGAAGTTACCCCAGACTCCGATATTACAAAAAGCGGGAATTAATGTTGTATTTAGACTTCCCCATACAACCTGAACCATACAATCCCCCTCAGCGTAAGTCGCCCCGACACTTACTGGAGTAGCACCAGCACCATCTAAAATATCTCCAGCCCCAACCGCAGTTGTTCTTAATGCCCTTAAATAAAATCCAGTATTTAGTGTTATTGCTGGTCGCATTGGTGTACAAAGTGGGAATGAGACTCTTAAAGAACCAGCCGTATCCCAGACCATACCCATGACTACTGGTACAGTTGAGCCAGTTACAACCTTTTGGTAATACCGCCGACACGCTCTCGATTCTTCTTCATAACTCTTTGGTTGAAAGGGAAGGGCGACACTACCCATATTCATTTGCACCTGACTTATATAAACAATATCCCCTATGGTTTCTTCATTAGGTAGCCAGATAGCTAGGGCTAGGTTGTTTACAGTTGCCTCATCAATTGCGATTCCCTCTACTTTGACCGTAGTCCAACCACTTGTTACTGTTAGATCAGCAGGGGTGGCGTTATCAGCCCAATTAGTTGCCCAAGTTGGAGTCTCTCCCCAAGTACCTACAATGTCTGAGGTTACACTATCAGCAGTTGAAGCCCACGAGAGTACGGTTGCTCTAATTGCTGAGATATTTGCACTCTTGACAGCAAAAGAGATAGATACGGTTTTACCCTTGAACTTCTGTGCGTCTTTAGCTTCTAGGAACTGAACAATACCTGCGCGTTTGGCAGTTTCTACGTCTAGTTTAATAGCGTAGTTAGACCCAGGAAGATCAGTAACAGCCTCTTGAGATACGTCTAGTACGTCATTTCCGTCACTGACTAAGTTCCACCTATCTAATGTGTAAACATCATCATTATTCGCACCCGCTACAAAAGTAGTAGCACGTTGAGATACATCAAAGTTACCATTGATAATAGCTTGACGAGAGAGGGAGGAGTACCCATAGGGGGCTGCTGCTAGTGGAGTAACTATTTTAGCGTTGTCAGTACCAGTGGCGACTTCTGCCTGAGTGGCAATATCTGTCGTAATGACGGTTTCAACTCCAGCATCATCTTTGGTGTAGGCTTGTCCATCTTTTAAGTAAAAGAGTGTTTTCCCAGCATCAGGTGTGGCAGGGTCATCATCTTGATCTACTAATCTGACATAATCTTCATTAACAATCTCGCTATATTGATTAAAAAATTCTTCATGATTAAGACAGGTTAGACTGACATCTTTTGAGACGTTTTCAGAAACACCTGAAAGTAAAGTAACACCAGTTAGAGCATAATTTGCAGGACTATCTCCAGAAGTACCTGTGACAGAGAATTTCTTCTCTGAGGTTGAACCAGCGTTGGAAGTAATAATCGTTGGTAGATTGTCTGGAATAGCCGTAACTGACATTGTGGTATCAGCTGGATCGGCAGTCCAAGTTGCTCTTAAGCTGGCTTCATAGGTGTCATTGGCTTTGTAAATCATATAATTTCCTCCTTACTTCATTATACAGAACTAATAGGGTGCAAACCAGAAACCTTTACTTTGTGCTCTGGCTATTGTCTTGGGTTTAGGCGACCCAGTTCGCTCTTCTTTTATCTTTGGTAATTTGGGGAATAGAGAGGTCAGGGGGCGGGTCTGAGACTCGTATTTGGGCGTTTCAAATAGTTTGTTTACTTTAGCCAATAAAGCAATCTCTTGTTTGAGAGTTAGCCCCGAACTACCAACTCCTGAACCCCCCTTGTAATCTCGGTCAAAGTAGAACGTGCCAGTCAATTCATCAAACTTGACTGCGTTTATAAACTTCTTTTCATCCTCTGAAATAAGTCCTTTGTCGTAGAGATAATCAATTTCTGTACTTGTGATGATGGCTTTATTACCAACTTTCTTCTTTAAGCTAATCAGGGCATCAACCATCTTTTCTTTATCTTGCATTGAAGCTAGGCTAGACACTAGTCTTAATTTCTCGTCATTAGGTTCGTTGGCTAACTGGTAGTGCATGAAGTCATTGGGATTGACTCCAGATTGTTGTAACAATTGTTCAAACTCTTGTGGTTCAAGATCTTCTGAGGCTTTGTAAAGACTAGTGTAGAAAGCGTCTGATTCTTTAACGGTCTTCTGATCTTGTAGGGTTTTTCCTTCAAGATAATAGTAATTAGCCTCTTCTGGAGAGAGTGGTTCACCTAGATCAACCTTACCAGTCAGATATGATTTGTAGGCTTTGTGTACTGTTGGAGGATCATCCTTTGTAGGGATAGCCAGATCTTTTGATTTAGCCCCCAAGATGTTAGATAGGAAGTTGCCTTTTGTTGGTTCTTCCATTTCAGCCTTGGCAGTTTTAATTTCTTCAGTCTGCTTGTTTAAGGCACTCATCTTGTCAAAGAAGCCAGTCTTATCTGATAAGTTTTTGTAAACATCTGATTGTTTACCAGTCAAAGCTGATGATTCACCCTTTTTGCGATTAGAATCATACTCCTGTCTTTTAGGATCGTAACTAGGTCCGAAACCAAGAGTCTTAATTAAATTGATTGGGTCTCTACTCACTTCATTAGCCACATTCCCGCTAAATGTCTCTTGGTAACCTTTGATCTGATTGCCAATGGTTCTGCCAGTCTTTGAGATCTGATTGAATGCTGGAATAGTAGCCACACCCAGAGACCTTTGAATGTTTTTGTTTCTTTGTTCTTGGTCATAATCACTTAGTTGTTTACCAGTAATCTCATCTGATATGTTCTTTGAAATTCCAATGAATGATTGAACTAAAGGTGAAACTGGTATTTCTCCCTTAGATAGATCTGAGGCAAAATCCCAAGGAGTATTTGTCTGGTTTCCGAATCCAATTTGATTAAACATTGCTTTGAAAGCCAACATCTGGATAGCTGATAAGGTGGCATATTTAACAGCGTAAGCCGCATCTCCCTTATCTCCACCAACAGCCCCAGCAACCTTATCAACAAAAATAACCGAATCTTTAACTGGATATTGACCAAACTGAGCCAAAGTTTTTATTACTGGACTTCTGTATAAACCGATATCTTGACCCATACCATATTTGATTGCGAACTGATCTGTCTTCTTGGTTACATATTTCCACAACTCATCTCCCTTGAGACCCTTCTTAATTCCCTGAGCCTCAAATCCAGCCAACATTAGATTGTCTTTTAGTCTCTCAGACTTATCAAACATATAGAATAAAGCTGGATCTATCTTATCGATAGCCGCCAAAGCTGCCAATCTACCCTCATCAGCTCCTCTTTCAAGAGCAGTTCCTCTCTCAGAAGCATAACCATATTTTTTAACATAATCTATTCCAGATGCCACGCTCTTAACAGCCTTTTCCATCGAATCTTTATTTATAACGGAAGCCAATCTTTTATTCTCAAGCAAATTCATTATTGGTGAAGTTATATTAAATCCCAAAGCACCTCTACCTGAGAATTTCCTTATTTCAGTCATAACCTCATCTGCAACCGAAGCCTCTCTAATACTCCTACCAACATACTCATCAAAAATGTCGTTAGTCAATTCTTTGAGCCAGTCTTGTCTGAAGTCAGTACCACGCACGGCTTCCTTGAAAGCATTGGTTGCTTGACCCATTAGTTCTCTCCTATTACTTGAAGACATCATACCTATTACTTGATCTCTAGTTATAGGTGCGTCAAAACTCATGTTCCTTTCAAGTAGTTCCTTGGCAAAATCAGCCTCACTCATATCTCTCAACCGACTCTCATAAATGTTTGAGTCTGCAATGGCTTTTCTAAATGGATATAGGAATGAATCATAATACTTATTACCAACCATAGCTGCCCGATCATTTACGCTTCTGAATGTTCTACCAGCAAAGTTTGAGAATAGGTTTTTGGGAATATCATAGACTGTCTTTTCAACATTACCAACATCTGGTATTTGATTCTTTATCTTGCTAACCACGTCAATTGAATTAGATCCCCAACCATGAATGCCTTTCCTGAATAAAACACCTATTTCTCTCTTGGTCTTGCCAGCCTTTGTTTGGGTTTTATCAAATGTCTGAGCGAACTTACTCCTGATTTCATTCTGAATTTCATTAGCCAATTTAATATCAGATGCTTCTTCTGCAGAAAGATTGGCGTTCTTGAACGCCTCTTTCATGTAGGCTCTTAAAGTATCTCTTGAATAAATAGGATCTACCTTCCATTCTCTCCTATTAGTAAAGATTGGTTTTGATAGAACGCTCCCGAATGTATCTGGAGTTGGTATTTTATCAAGAGCTTTCCCAATCATTGACTGAGAGAAGTGGGGTACATACTCAACCCCATGTTTATCTTTTGAGATTGTCCCAACACTAAAGCCAAGGTCTTGAGCCAACTTCTTACCGAAGTCAAGTTGTTCTTTTATAGATTCAGTTAGAGGACTGGCTACTCCAGCTTCCCTCTGTTGGAAGGCAGTAGACCAAGCATTTTCATCTGGCAAGACTGAGTCTAATTTGGGTAATACGGTTTGCTCCCACTCATCAAAACTTCTTGGAACACCCAAATTAGTCTTTGCTCCCTGAGTCTTTACGGCGGCTTCCTCAGCCACCATTTTTCTAACATTATTTAGTGCATTGATTGCATCTTCTTTAAGATCTGGTTTGTTTTCTATGATGTCTTTTAGATTTCTAACAAGAGGTACATCGCTGGGGCTAAGTTTACCAACCTCATCCACTATCCCTTGAAACTCATCTACCTTTGGTGTAGTACCAACTTTATTAGAATAATATTGTATTACCTTATTCAAATCACTTTTTATAAATGCTGAGCCACCAACTACGGACTTGCCTTGTTCTTCCGCCATCCTAGCCATGTTTAACTTTTTTTCTAGCTGATCAATCACACTTTTTAATTGAGGACCATCTAAGTTCTCCAAATTAACTAGCACCGTATCTAATACTGGAGTCTTCAACTCATCTACTTTTTTAGCCACTGGTTCACTTTCAACCAACCCTCTCATGTACTCATCATTATTAAAAGCTGGTTTATTACCAAGTAATTTGTTTATGTAATTTTTTGCATACTTTGAATCAGCCGCTAATGTGTCATAAGTTTTCTGAGAAACACTAGACATAACCTGTCTTATCTTAACTGGACTAACACCACTATCTACAAGCTCATCAATTACTCTTGAATCTACCTTGCTTGATAAATACTTATATGCCTCACCAATAGCCTTCTGAGCATCTTGAACTGGCAAGCCACTATCCAGTATTTTAGGAGCTACTTTGGCTTGTTGTTTAAGTAGGTCTTGAACCTCACTAACTGTCTTGGCTACTTTTGGAGCCGCTTTTGCTACCTTAGGAACGGTTTTCATGCCAGTTTTCTTTAAGATGTCATCAACTCCTGGAGCAGAAGCATCACCTACAAAACCAATAGCAGCCATTGGAAGAATGTATTTTTCTGGGTTCTTGACACCAAACTCAGATAGTGTTTCAACACCACCAGTTTCAGCTTGATTTAGTTGAGACTTTAATGGTTGTTTACCAAAGAATAAATCTGTTAGTTTATTCTTACCTAACATTTGTTGTGGAGTTGGATTGGTTCTTTTGCCACCAACAAGTTCATTTACCATAAGAGGAGCTTCTAGAACTCCTCTTGATATAGCTCTACCAGTATCAAGAGCTGGTTCTATTGCTTTTGGCAAGTATGGAAGTAGTAATTTCTGAGGAACGTCTGGGGCTTGAGTCTGAAGCGACTTGCCTACTTGACGGGCAACTGGAGCAAAAAGATCAGAGATATTCCTAGGATCTGGATTGTTGTAAGTCTTTCTGGCAGGTTCTAAGGTTTGGGGAAGTTTATTGTAAGCAGATCGAACACTACCTAAGAAGTTGGAAATAGAGTTACCACGCTGATAGGTGTCGTTTACTTTACTGTAACTATCAGAAGCCTTGGTCTTTATTTTTTTGAGTAAATCGCCTAGTTTCATAAAAACCTAATGCTAGGTCTTTATGCATAAAGACCGCGTCTTTTATTAAGATCTGCCAATCTAGTAGGATTGTACACGTCACCAGCTTCATTACCTCCAGCCATTGCAGTTTGTGAAGAAGGTAGCCCAGCTGCAGCTTGACCTACCATATCACTAACTTGAAACTGAGGAGTGTAGGCAGTTGGTTGGAAAGCAGAGGCTTGTTTGTTAGCCAAGCCACTAAGCCCAAGTTGTGCAATCATTGCATTCATTTGAGCCTGTTGAGCCTGAGCATTTGAGAACCAATTAGCTACATCATTTGAATCTGAACCAAATTGACTTCGAGCACCTTGTTCGGTTAGATCAAGCTGAGCCATCAAGTCATCATTGGCAAAGCGTTTTGATCTCTCTTGTTCCTCAGCATCAGCAAATCTTTCATCTAAGAGTTGTCTGTTGGAATTGGTATTCTGATCTCTATTGAAGACGTTTTGCTGGGCGTTCTGTTGTCTTTGTTGAACCACATTACCCTGCTGACCAGCTAAAGCCTTATCTAAGTCTTGTAGACCAAACAACATGGTACTAAGTCCCATTTTATTTAATCTATTGGTAGACTTGGCTTTTAGATCATCAAAAGTGTTTATGTTCTCCCCCAAGTTTCTTGAGGAGTTGGTTACATTGTCACCCTCAGCAAAAGAGAACTGTTCGCCAATTTGACGTTGAGCCTCTTCATTGGCTTGTTTTGATCTGTCTCTGTAACCTGAAATCGCTTGTAAAGCCTGTTCTAAAGCAGAACCACCCCTACCTCTTGCCCCACCCACATAACCTAATATGTTATTTAATCTCTCATTGTTGGCTGCGATTCTAGCTTGACGTTCAGCTTCCATTCTAGCAGCTGCACCATCGTCTTGTTGAGGACCTGGATTTGGTGTAGGAATTGGTCTATCTGAGGATCTGTCTGAATAATCTTGTGTGGGAGCACCAGTGCTTGCTCCGAGAACCTGACTTCTTGGATATTCTGTCCCACCAGAAAACCCAATGTTTCCAGAAGCCATAGACATCTGAGGCTGTGCTGTTTGAGCTAGATGAGGACCAGTAGTGCCAGTTTTTAAGTAAGGATTTCCTCCAGAAGTTGGAGCTACATAGGGTGTTGGATTTGCAACTGGAGTGCCTCTCATTCCAATACTGCCGTCAGAATAAAGAATTCTCCCATCTGATAATGTTGCTATTTGAGTTGCCATATACACTCCTTTTCTATACCTCTATTATAGAGATTTTTTTTGTCTACTGTCTAGTTAGTTGAGCCTCGAATGGAAGCATCCTGTTACTATCTGAGTAATAAAGGTTCATTCCTAAAAGAGACAGCTCATCATCAACTCCGTCATTAGTAATGGTGGCTTGTACCCAGAACATATCTTGTTGAGCCAAGTCAATGTATTTTACAAATAAAGAGTTCGAGGCTGTAATCTCGCCAGCATAACCAACCATTACACTGCCCCATTGCTGAGTACCAAATCCCACTCTTGACCTAGCAGAGAGTATTGGAAGAGGGTCTTCAGAGAATGTTCCGTTCTCATTGGCGTAGGAGATTGCAACCTTAGTATTGTTCCCACTGAGGAAGGCAAACACAAAAACTATCTTATCAAACTTCTTGAATCTATCTGGTAGTCCCATTGTATATTGTCTAGTTGTTAGTGAGTAAACAACCTTAGTTCCATTCTTACCAGTAGTGCCGTAATCAGTTTTGCCAGTGTTCATTTCAACTACTCTGGGATGAATAGATGAGCCGTAAAATAAACGAGTCTTTTTACTAGCATCCTTGAACTTAGATAGTACCTTGGCATACATACCAGTCCAGAGCGACCAAGCATCATATCTTTCGTCATAAACTAACATTTGGTTATTTTTACCATCGTCACGGGTTGAGAATGAGAAGTATGATTTGTGATTCAAGAAAGCTGAAGCCACTCCGCTCTGAGCTGAATCTGTAATACGATTGGCGATGTTCTCAACTTTAACTCCCATAACTGAGTATCTTAAAATACTTCCATAGTTTTTCTCATTACCCAACATAGCTGGACCTTCAGGCGACCAGAACCTTAAATTATTTCCCGCAATATGAACTGAGTTTGGAGCTAGACTACCAACAAAAGCCGTCACATCTCGAACACTACCACTATCTTCTGAGAACTCTAACACCCCAATTCTTGAATCCTTAAAAACATAAAGACCTCCAACGTTATTAGCCGTGTAGGTTTTAATGACGTTTATATCCTCTCCATCTCCAACATAGTAATCATCAAAACCAGCAATCTTGGGCGTGTGATAAAAGTCACCCTCTACTGGATATGGGTCTGACCACACTACAATTGACCTGCCCTCTTCAACTGTCACACCAACCATCCTTCTCTCAAACACATCCATTAAGTAGTAGTGATAACCCTTGGTGGTGTTGGTGGTTGGAGTTCCAGCGGTATTAGTAACTTCCTTTTCTCCTTGATCTACATAAGTTGTTTGGCTAGTAGCCATATCATCTAAGTATCTCAATCTAGTCGGATCTTCCCCTCTAAAGATAGCTCTTCTAGTAGTGCCAGCTGGAGCGGCTGGAATGGTAATTGTCAAGTAAGTTGAAGTATCTAGTGTGGCTGGCATGGCGTTTTTGTAACCAGTACCATCTGCATCACCAGACTCAAAACCAGGAGAAGCCAGAGTACCCCCAGCTGAGTTGTAATTAACATATTGATAGTAATAAGTAACCGTACCAGTACCAGCACCAGTCTTGGCTACTGTAGCCTTGACTGTAGGATCGGCTAAAGCGGTTCTTATGTACCAAGCAGAACCATCAAACCAAACCATATCATTCACGGGATTGGAGAACCAGATGTTTCCATAAGACTGAACTACTTGAGTGGGATAACTCATGTCAAAAGTGGGTACTCCAGCCGTGAACTCAGGATTAGTCCCAACATAAGCCACTGGAGCTGTACCAGCCAGATCAGTCCAAGCGTAATTATCAAAGTTGTAATACTGAGGAATACCATCTGAATTGATTCTAATTAAGTAATCGTTTCCACCAACATCATAGGCTGCAAACAAAACATCACAACTATCACCCTCGCCATCACCTCCTAAGATAACAGAGCCAGGTCTTTTCGAAGTAGTACCGTACTGAGAATAAACTGCATTTAATAACTCAGTGGCTTCCTCATTCTTGTTCATTGAGGGGTGGGCTAAGGTGTTTAGTTCTTTGAACCCCTCTGTTGAATCCCGTCTGACAGGGGGATTTTTTCTCTTGGGTGGGTAATTGAACATTTTAGTTTGATTGACGATCTAGTCTGCTTGAATACAGTCTGCGATTCCAGATGTTGAAGATCTTTCTGGGCTTAGAATTGAATTGGAGAAGCTCGTATCTAGCAGGAATGTTCTCTTGGGTGAGGTAAGATTGAAACCTATTCTCCGCTTCGACACGAGCATCATCCTGAGACCCCTCAGCTCCAGTAGACCTGAAATACTCAGAGAGAACTCCGTAAGCTAATAGATCACCAGGAAGAATCACTTTATCAGAACCAACTGTTGGAATGGGTGGATTCTTAAAGTACCAAGCCGTAGCCGAGATCGCTGAGGTCAATGGTTCAATAAATTCAATTTGCCACTGACCATAATCCTCATCAGTATCATCAGTAATCATGGTGACGAATAGTTTATTAGCTCCTTCTTCAGCCCAGTCGGTTTCATTACCATACTCATCAGCCACCTTGAAAACATAAAGTCCATTGGCTCGGTGAAAGTCGTCTGGCAAAACTGCGGTTTCAGCCTCAGCTGCAGCCGTAATAGTTGCCTTGGTCAAAAGTCTTTTCCAATAACCTCTGCGAGCATACTCATCTTGTTTGGTTTGAAGCCACCTCATCCAGTTAGCGTATTGTTTTGAATCATCAGAGGGAACTGAGCCTCCTGCGTATGGAGAGATGTAGTTGAAGATTTGAGTACAGGTTTGGAGGGCTTGTGGTGCATTATTCATACCTTCATTATACACAAAAAACACCTCTCAAGGCTTAACTTCAGAGGTGTTTTAATGTAAAGATTACACTCTACAGTGGCATGGTGTAAGGAATACGAACATCAGTAGAAGTGTACAACACAACGTTGTCAGCTTCATATTCGTATGCTTCACCCGTAACATAGGTACGCATATCTCGGTTTCCCTCGACTGCGTTACCCATCAGAACAACAGTGGTAGCCGTAGCTGTACCAGAGATTCTGTTTGAATTGGTCATCATAGTTTTTACTCCTTTCTAATCTAAGTATAACTGGTTTATGAGAGTTGTATGGGGGGGGTATCAAAAAGCCCCCTCAGTGAGGGGGCTAATTGTTTGAGTCTAATTTACTTAAACTCCCAAGTTGTAGAGATATACCATACTCTCAGGAACTGAGAATTTAGCAGTATATTCCCCCACCATCATCCATTGATGACGGTCACCAGACTTGCCTTGTTTCTCGACCTTCCAGCCACGATTCCTCATAGCTTTATAGCCGACTTGGCTTTCATCAACCAAGAAGACAAGATCATCCATGATACCAGCTCTATCCTGGATCATGATGACATCGATGTCACCAAAGAGATGTGACAGATAAGTGCGGACGAATCCGACACCTCTTGCACCTTCTCTTAGGGTAGTGCGTGTGGTCTCATCCTGCACATTTTTGAATTTGCGCATGAATTTAGCACCCACATACATCACTGGTTTGTCAAAAGCCTTGGCGGCAATTTTGTCAAACCCATCGTCTAGCTTACCAATGACTCCAGCATCGGTAGACCATGTACCAGAACCTCCGAAGTTGATAACATTTGCCGAAGCATATGTATCAATGAAATACTTGAGACCACCTAGAGTATAGGTTTCTCTTGTATCATCGGCAGTCCTCTGACCCAGAAGTAACTGAGCCTGGAGATCTTCTCCTTTGAGCTTTTGCATGGTGACAATTTGCTCATCAGAACCCTCGTCTCCACGAATTAACGCCTGTTCTTGAGTATCTGAAAGAGTCAGATAGTCAGTGATGATAGACGTGTAGTTGAACAAAGGTGTTTTACCCCTTGCTGAACCATCGTGCATACGAGAACCTTGTGGGGCAGCTCCACCAATACGAGTGACTGTTTCTCCGATTTCAACGGATTCAGGAGTCCCTGCCAACGTTCGGAAGGTGACTTGCACACCACCCGATACCGCAGTTACTACACACTGCTCACCATCTGGCTTCTTGAACAACTCGTTCACCTGAAGAACACCTGGGGTGTTCAAGATGAGGGTAGTTGCACCAGAAGCAATTGCGGTGGCAATTGTAGAACTAACTGGGCGAAAGTCACGGATGTCCCATCGATATTCGTGGGAGTTCACGGCTTTCTTAAAATTCTTACCGTCCCAACGTTTGAGCAACTCTAACCGAGGATCAGGATATTTCTGGATCTTGTCCTCGATATTGACATAAAGGTCATATGAGTTAGCACCAAAGGTTGTTTGCATACCTGTTTGTACTGGCATGATTATTTTTTCCTTTTATTTGCTAATGCAATACGCTGGGCGATTGAGAGCTCACTATAATCTGGCTCGCTCTGACTCGGTTTCCCAGAAGTAACAACTTTACCCATGCTTTTCTGCTTGACAACCGTTTGTGCTTCCTGACTAGCAGATTGTTTAGTCAGGTTGTAGGTGTCCATGATTGTCTTGGCTACTCTGTGTAGCGGGTAGCGATCAGTGTATCTGACCTCTCCCCCAGTTTGCTGTTCCAGTTGAGGATCGTAGTTGAGCTCATGATAGAGAGCAGACACTTGCTTCTCTAAATGCTCATTGTAGCTAGGATCTCCAGACCTTAATTCAGGATATGTGTCCTGAACCAGCTTTGTCCCCTGAGAAATGTTTTTTTCAACATTGTCAGCGAACTGCTTAGTGGTCATTTGACCCAATTGACCTTGAAGTGCTCTGTTCTGCTCCTCTACCGCAGATGCTTGCTTTCGCAAATCATTTACGACTTGGACTAGATCTTCAACTGTTTGAATGCTATCTGGCGTTATTTCTTGTACTTGAGGTTTCCCTGCAAGTTTGCCAGCGAACTCTTGGTATAGATTCGGGTCATTGAGAACCGTCTCATATGCCTTGAGTTTCCTTTCAGCATTCGCTAGTTGTTGATGTGCTGCAGACAGAGGGTTGGGGTCTAGCTTTGTACCTTCCTCTGTAAGTGGCGGTTTGGTTTCCTCAGTTTCTTCAGTTGTTTCAGGAGTTGCCTCCGTTTCTTCAGGCTGAGTTTCCTCAGCTTCAGATTCTTCAACTTCAGTCTCTTCAGACTCCTCTACCGCATCACCGTCAGGAACAATTGAACCTTCTGACATAGGTATCCTTTCTTGCCCTTCACTTCACCTGACGAGTTATATGACGAGGTTCGCACCCCGAAGTTCCGCAAAGCAGAAAGGCGTTTATTACTTAACTTCATTATACTGAAAAATGATGTGTGGTGTCTTAAACGACCTCACCAGTTTCTTTGTGAGTCAAAACACCATCCTTGAAATTGTAGGAAACGGGGAAGGCTCTAACGGTTCTCTTACAGTTATGACAGGCGAAAAGATAGGTATGAATGTTTTTAGAATACCAGTTGTGGTCGCCTGGCTTGCAGACTATCTTAGTTCTTTTAGGATCTAAATACATGACCTTCTGAGTATGCCACTCAGTTTTCTCTTCAAGCTCACCCTTGTCATTTAGAGAGTGAACTTTGATTGGAACTTTCTCTTCAATAAACTCATTGAGTTTCATCTATGAGAACCTTTTCTTCATTGATAAGTTTGAGCAGATCGTCTCGCTGTCTAATCTTGTTTTCAAGCATCTGAGTGACTTCAGCCAACATCTTATACCTGCCTGAGAGTTCTTGTAGTTGGTCTTTTTTGGAAGTAAAGAAGGATTTCTTAATAGTCTCAGATATGGAATGTTCTTCAGTAACATCCCGAACCGTGTTGTTTAGTATCATCCGTTCAATATCTAGCTTACCCTGAATTAAGAAGTTGGCGAAAAAAGAGAAGGATTTGCCCTGAAGAAGAAGTTTGGCAGACCTAGCTTCCTCTTGAATAGTCTCCCACTGGGAACTGGTTATTTTTCTTTTCATAGGTTGAAGATGTAATCGTAATCTAGTGAGGCTCTGTTTGTCCAATTGGTTACAAAATCTGAATCACCAGTAGTATACCTCATTGATTCGTTTTCGTATTTTTTAATCATCCATGCTCCAGCAGGAGTAGCAGAACCAACATATTGAACTCCACCAGACTCAGTCTGCTCAAGAAGATAATATTTCTCTTCAGTAGTAGTAGCCGTGACCAATCTTCCCTCGTCATCTACTAGGGCTCTGGTTGGCTGACCCAAAGAGTTTTTGAAGGAAGTTGTACCTCCTCCACCCCCACCCCCTGAGATCACTAAACTCGCCATTTTAGTAGCCAGAGTGTCGGCTAACTTCTTGTAATCTATTTCCTTGGTAACAAGTGACACCTCTTTTGCCAACTTCTTATAATCAATTTCTACTCTTTCAACAGTAACTTGGGCGGGCGGAACTACCACTCTCTCAGGTTTTGGAGCTTCTACATTGATTTGGGGGTTGAATTTAATCTTGGAGAGGCTGTCAGATACCTTAAAAACGGCTTTTTCTATTGCAGACAACTCTTTGGTCGGTTGATTAGTAACAAAAAACTTCTTATCACTGGTTGGTTTATGTAATGTCGACACTTTTTCACCCACAGAATCAAGAGCCTTAACTATATCATCTGTTCGATCTACTGGAGGATTGTCAACCTTAATAGAAGTGGGGAAGTTATTAACTTTAATCTCGGTAGGAATAGATTCAACCGAAGTCTTAACAGCCAGAGTAGCCTCCCTGAGTTGTTTGAGTGGCTTATCTAGGTTTTTAAGATTGGAAACCACCACCTGTCCCTTAACCTCTACCTTCTTAACTGGATTTGCAATCTTGACCGAGAGAGTGTTTTTGAGAGAACGGTTTATAGAAATCGCTGAGTTTTGAACTGCATCGATAACAGCTTGAGTCAGTCCAATTACGGTTTTGTATTCCATTATGCGATCTGTCCAAGATTATATGTGCCCATGTTTGGCTCTGGTTCACCCATAGCATCTGGGGCTACTCCACCCCCACCACCACCACCTTGTAACATTTCAGGGCTGGCTAGTTGGGGCATCTGAGGTTGGCTCATGGCGTTTATCTCTTTTTGAGACTGAATAAATGACATATGTTTTTGTACATACTTGCCCCAGACTTCCATTACTTCAGGAGGATATTGATTCTCTTGTAGATGTAGAGTGGCTAGTTGTAGTAACTCCATGTGGGAGTCCCGCACCTTAATCTCAGGTAACTGACCTCGTAGGATCATGGAAG